CAGGTTCAGGGGGGTACTGGTCTAGAAATTCTTTGTCCATTGTCAGCAGTTTTTGTTCATAGAGTCCTTGACGAGTGTGGCAGCAGTAAAACACTCGCGAGGTTTCATAGTATATCTATGCGCTACCCTAAAGATAAGATAGGCACCACTTCTACGAAGATCCTCATCGTCAGCATCCTTGGCGTGGTCAGGTTTAGAAGACTGGATGTGCAATTTAATTTTGTCACCAGCTTTTAACTGAGAGTTACCAGGGACGACAACGTTCGTCACATTCATTGCCATTGTAGCACGTCTTGCGTTGTACTGGCAAATAGTATAGGGACCCCAGTCTGGGTATTCGGTTTCTACATCACCACCATCTCTACCAGTAGTCTCAGCTGCCTGCTCTTCTTCATTAAAGTATGCTTCATTAGTTGTGTTAATCTTGAAGGTCCTAACTGCAGCTGTATTGTTAGATGTGGAGGTAAAGTATTCGTCCAACCACTTAATCATCCAAGCAGGGAAAGCAGTTTGGGTGCCAATGTGACCCCAGTCTTTCCAGTGGTCCTGCAAGTTCCACCTTTCTTCCTTGAATTCTTGAGTATCTGTGTTGGTCACTGCAAGTATAGCAGAGAACACACCTTTGTCAGCCATTGCTTTGAGATCACCATCTCTCTTGACTGAATAGTGCTGAATGATTAGATGAGCTGGGACTTGATTAGTATTTGAAGGTGCTTGATAGTATTCCCAGAAAGGTTTGATGCCATTATATGCATCATCTCCTGTAGATAAAAGGTGATCAATCGAAGCAAAGTTATATCCCATTCTCGTTCCCCACAAGAAATATCCACAGGTATTTGCCTGCTCTCCTGCTTTAGGAATTGACTGTGTACAAACTCTTCTCGCCAGCTTATCAAGAGAGATACCCTCACCAGGAATCAACAGCTTGTTGAATGGTGCAGGACCCATCGCCCGAACAGGTTGTTCCATCTTTGCATCTTGAAATGCAAGCGCCAGAATGCTGTCGCCTGTGCCCTTGTAAGTATTCATCGCCTTAAAGGTAGAGAATACTTTACTATCTTTTTTAATTAGATTAAGTGTCGCATACTTTCCTTTAAAATCAACGAAGGGAGTACCATTACTACCAACAATAAACTCGTGAGTTACTTCCTCTTCAGAAGTTTGATCAGTAACTAATGTAATTATGAATTGTTCTCCACCTGACAGTGGCAAATCCTGTGCACCCAAGTCATTAAGAACAGCTGTTGCAGTAGGACAAATCCTTTCAAGATCTTCGTAGTAAGTGAAAGTATTCAGGTTGGTTGTCAGCGGAATCTCTGACCCACCATCCATTATGAGCTTACAATTTACTAGTTTCCAACCTACTTGTGCTTCTGTTACTGTATCAGCCATCAAACATCTCCTGCGAACACGTGACCACCATCTCTAACTGGAGAGGAGGTGGGGAACATTGAAACATCACCATCAGCTGCCACACTACTGTTGTCAGAACCAGAACCAGCAGAAGCAACTGCAGGGTTTCCAGCACTCACAGCTTCCATCAGAGACTGCCTCAGGTTACCCAACGGTGCCAGTGCTGAAGCAAGTGCACCAGCAATACCAGCTTCCACACCCTGTGATTGCATATTAGTCTGCATAGCCTGAGTTCTTTCCGCAAGTGAACGGAATCCTGATGAACTAGATCTCATCATACTAGTGAGAGGAGCTGATGCCAACGACGAAGAGTTGCTCGACGACGAGTTGTTGTTCGACGAAATGAATGGTAGAGAAGCGAGACCGCTTGACTTACCAGAGAACGGTGCTTTCCAATCATATCCCAGAGATCTAGCGTCACCTCTAGTACCAGGAGAACTCTTTGGTTGACCAACGTCAGCAGGATTAGTAGATACTTCCCAGTGCAGGTGAGGACCAGTAGATCTACCAGTAGAACCAACATATCCAAGTACATCTCCCTTCTTAATCCTCTGACCCATACGCACCTTAGCAGGACGCAACATATGCGCCCAAAGGTGAGCTCTTCCTTTTGAATCATTCCAAATTACAGTGTTACCGTAACCACCAAGGAAACCAACAGCACGATCAGTTTGAACAACACCATCATCGAATGCTATTAGGGGTGTTCCTGAAGGGGCAGCAATATCAATACCCATATGGTTGTCTTCTTTCCTGCCATCTTGATCCATATCACGCCAACCAAAACCAGAAGTAAGAACAGGCGCGTATCCACCTCCACCTTGACCACCTTGACCACCGCGAGCTCCGAATCCGCTCCGACCATTCATTCCACCTTGACCACCTTGACCACCCTCAGGTAAACCAAGCATCCTTCGCATATTTGGATCAGTTACATTCTTGTACCTGTTATTGTATCCAAATGCATTACCATTAATGGTCGCATTATCTCTGGCTTCATCAACTTTTTTACCCCAGTTAAATGGATTGAACCAACCGCCACCACCCATTGGTGGCATTGTCGGGTTCTTTTTACGACCAGGAATACCTTTATCATCACCACTTCCCTCAGCATTAGGAAGAGAAGTATCTACACCGTCAACAAAATTACTGATGTTGCCAATGACATCACCACTGAACATTGACTCGGCACCCGATATCAACTTAGCAATATCAGATACTCCAGGAATTCTACGAGCAATAGGATTATCAACTAAGCCTTTGACGAACCCAATTGCTCCTTTAACAAAGGCACTGATACCACCAATAATTGCAGAGATTACATCAACAACTCCTTTAATTGTCTTAGCAACAATCTGAAGTGCTGGTGCCAAGACCTTCATCAGAATCTTAGCAACAACACCAATGATTCTACCGATGTTCTTCAAAGCTTCGATGAATCCACCACTTCCACCTTCACCCTTACCACCAATACCAAAAGCACCAGCGACAGTATCCAATGCACCTGTGATAGAACCAGCAAGTTCTTTGAACGATTCAATCACAGGACCGAAAGTCTCACCCCAGTTGAATGACTTGAATGTGTTGGCAAATCCTTCACCCAGAAACTTACCAACGTTCTCACCCAACCAGGCACCAGCTGCAGCACCAATAGCAGTACCGATAGGACCAAGAGCACTACCCAGGATACCACCGACCACAGTACCGACACCAGCACCTGCGCCAGCACCAGCAGATCTACCAATGATTTTCCCTTTGTCCTTCTGCAGAGAACCATCAGCGAGACCAGCATTCACCTGCTCTCGTGTCATATTATTCTCTTCCATCAGGCGTGCCATCTCCTCATTATTCGCTTCAAAAGCACCGAAACCAGCAGAGATTAAGGAACCAAGGATAGGAATACGCTTGACAATAGATCCAGTGCCCCTTACAGCAGCACCAGCACCACCTTTGAGCATACCACCAGTTCTACCTAGCAGTCCTGGCGGGGTGCTGGACCCATCACTGGTGCTCTCGCTCTTGAAATTGTTTCAGCAAGTTTGCCAGCAGCACCAGGAGCACCACGAACAATACCAGCAGCACCTCTAGCAAGACCCTGAACACCACGCGATCCAAGTTTACTTGTTTGGATGGCAGCTTTACCCAGATCAAAGTTTGCAACAGCAGTCTTAATACCACCAGCAAGACCCTTTAATGACTTACCTAGGTTTGCAAACTGTCCAGGCAATGCTTTCAATGCAGTACCCAAAGAAGTAATAGTTTTTACCTTAAGGTTCTTAAGGTTCTTAACGATGTCATCAAAGACACCAAGCATTGCAGCTTGAGGACCACCAATTCTAGAGGCTGCTATAAACTGCTTGACTCCCTGCGGAGTTGCCGCAGAGACTGCTTGTCTAGTAGCACTGACAGCGTTCTGAGCACCTGTTCTAATACCTCTACCAGCACGGAAGAAACTACCTACTTCATCCCCAAGACTACCAGCACCACGTGCAACGTTCGGGAAGGGACGACCTGCAGTGCGGAGAACAGATACATCATCGGCACCAGTGATGCCCTGCATAAACAGCTTACGCTGTGTATTGAGATTGCCAGGGGCAGCTTTTATTGCATTTAAACCTCTCCCTGCTCCCTGTCTTGTACTACTTACAAAACCAGCAGCTCTTTCTCTGATAGTTTTTGTAGCAGAAACAAGAGAATCTTTTAAAGTTTTAGGAGTAAGACCAGTTGCTAGGGTTGTGCTACCTGCACGTGCTCCCTGTCTGATAGCAATGTCATCTAGTTTGTCAGCTAGCGCAGCAGTATTAGCGCCAGCAACTTTGTTTAAACCAGCTTCAACACCATCGAGAGCTAAGTTACCAGTAGCTTTAATACCTCTACCAGCTAATCCAACAGTCCCTTTCGCTCCTCTTACTATCCCTCTACCAACAGCACCACGAACTTTACCACCAGTAGTAGCATACCTACCAGACTTAGCAGCGTCAACACCCATAGATGCTTGGCGCAAACCAAACGTACTAAAACCTGCAATAGGTGTTAGAAATTCTCTAACTCGACGTGCACCTTCTCGCAGTTGGATTTCAAATTGTTCTATTCCGTTAGCAGCACCATCAAGAACATTTGCAATACCATTAAGCATACCCCCTGCGTTTGCAATAGATCCAGCAAGGAGACCAACAGCAGTAGCAAGACCAGCAACACCTAAAGCTTTCTTCCAGTCAATCTTGCCTGGTAATTTTACCTTATCCTTTAGACCACTAGATTTCGTCTTTCTAAATTTCTCAATGGCACTCTCTTGAGAAGCAAACTTGGCGGCACTAATACGCTTCCTAGAAATGGCATTCTGTGCCCCCAGAAGACCATTAGTTTTTATCTGAGCATTTAAGACATCAGATAAAAGATTGTTAGTGATCTTCTGCGCATTCAGCTGGGCACTATTGACCGTAAGCAGCGCTGTTATTTTATTATCGGACGCCATTTACCCTGTTTGTTGTTTAAGTTTCTCTTCTTCAAGATATGCAAGAAGGAGAGCAATGTATACTTCCCTTTCCCACGGCACCATATTTTCAATCTCAGTGAGACTGTATTTGTGGTGCTGCATTAGTGCAAAGTTTGTCCTAAAGTAATTCTCTAGAGTATTATAGGACATTACTACCCGAAAAAAGACGCTAAACCCTCCAGGGTATACTCGCATCTCTCTTGTGTATTCGGATTAATTACACTGAATGTATGTGTTAATTTAGGCATCGATGCAAAGAACTCTTGCATCTTAAGGAACTGCTGTGATGTAAGACTATCAATGAATGCAATCAATTCTTTCTTGGTGGACGACGAAGCTTCGTGAACATCATCACCATCAATAATTTGATCAATGCATTCAGCAATCATTTCAAATACTTCTTCAGGACTAGTTTCATCTTCACCAAAATTATTTTTAACGAACTGATCCAAAGAAGGATACTTCATTTTGACAGACACATCTTCAGTCAACTCAATGATATCAGTGTGTTCTTTAGGTGATGTAACCTCAACATCCTCCAAGTCAATTTCAACATCAACTTGAGTTTCATTGTCATCTGTACAGGTGACTTTCAGCTCAAGAGATTCACTTACAGACTTAGCACGAATCTTCAGGAACAAATATTCCAGATCAAACATTGCAAGTCTCTTGATATTCAAGCGACTCGTGATGCAATTAGAAAGCAGTGTAACTACTGCATCCTGAATTTGCTTTTGATCATCAGATTCTAAAGCGAGGAGAAGTGTCTTCTCTTCTTTAACAAGGAAAGGTCTATACTTAATTGTCTGCCCTGTAGAGGGAAGAACAGCAGTGTACGAAGGTACCTCAAGTTTTGGTAAAGCCATAGTGTGTGAGTTCAGTACTTTTATTTATCGTCAGATGTCAAACGCTTGTTTCAAATTCTTTGAAAACTTTTTGGTCTGATCATCAATTCTCCTAAGCTGTTTACGAAGTGACTTTGGTAAAGGATAACGATCCAGTTGCGACATAGATTTGAAAGCTTGCAAAGCATCTTCGTATTGCACTTCAAATCTTTCATAGTATAAATTAACTGAGCAAGTGACCAGTGTAGTGGTACCAGCATCCAGAGGTACAGCATCAATAGAATATGGATAGACATTCTGGAACCAATATCTCATTGATTTGGTTTGAGATCTGTTGACAGGTCCAGGTTCAAACTTATCAACCAGAAGTGACATCTGATACTGATCAGGGTAAGCAACTCGCGTAAATCTATTTCTATCTCTGTCAGGACTTTGAGTCCACCCTTCCATCATATCAATATCATTTCCACTATTATCCACCTCTTGGAAAATCTTATCAAACCAAGCGTGGAAGACTTTATAAGCTGTCATATTAGCATCACAGATGAAAGTCAATGACAGATCATTGTACATCTTCATCGTCGGATACTTCATACTATGTCCAGTATAGTATCCGTTAACTTGTCCTGTCGCTGCCTGCACGCTAGGCAATGACGCTTGACTACACAGCAACTCCATCGACTCTCGCGTCGAGTTACTAACATCTAATCCTTTCAGATCAAGCTGCCAGATTGCTGGGATGGTAACTCTAAATTGGTTAGACTTGGCAACACCAGCGCCACGTTTTAGCTGCTTGCGCAAATCATCGTAGAGATTCGCCATCTAAATATAGCTTAAGATACATTTTATTTATGGCGTACTCTGGACAGTACAAACCAGTGAACTACCAGAAGTATAAAGGTGACCCTCGTAGGATCTTTTACAGATCATCTTGGGAGCTTATGTTTATGAAGTACTGCGACAGAGAAGAGAATGTATTAGAGTGGGGTAGTGAAGAGATTATCATACCGTATCGTTGCCCCACTGATGGTAGGGTACACAGATATTATCCTGACTTCTATGTAAAGGTCAGAGATAAAGATGGTTCTCTCAAAAAATATATCGTCGAAGTTAAACCAAAGAAGCAGACGAAACCACCTAAGACACCTCAACGTAAGACTAAAAAGTATTTGCAAGAGGTAAATACTTTTATGAAGAACACTGCGAAGTGGAAAGCAGCAAAGAACTACTGTGATGATAGAAGAATGGACTTTCTAATTCTCACGGAGGATCATCTTGGAATCAGTCTTTGAAAAATTAGAGAAGGCACAAGCTGGTGAAGATCGTAGTCCTGCTTGGTGGCGTCAGGCAGGTAAGGTTGCAATGCGTTCTGCTCTAGCAGACGGAACAAAAGATGCCATCGTTACTAACGAGATAGTAAATCGTGATGATGACAATGAAGTGAAATTCACTCCAAAAATTGGACAGTTGATGATGTTTGAATACAATGCACGTGTATCCAAACAGGTGCTTCCATTCTATGATCAGCTTCCTGTGGTTCTTGTGCTGCAAGTAAAGCAAGATCATTTCTGGGCAGCGAACTTACATTACATCAGTCCAAAGAAAAGATTAAAAACAATTGAAGCTTTATTGAAAGGCAAGATTGATGTACCTCGGAAGATCATCCATAAATACTTGAAAAGTGATGTCAAAAATGGTGGTCTGTTTATACAGATCGCAGAAAGTGATTGGGACTCAGCGATCTACTTACCAACAGAACAATTTGTATCTGCAGTAGGGAAAATAGAGATACCGTTTCCCGCTAATAAAGTATGGCGCAAATATGATCCCGTTTCTAAGTATCGATTCAAAGCTAAACGCAAGGTTTCCTAATGTCACTGCTTGATAAGAAAAACAAGGGTGGTAAGTCACTCCGCTTTCCGTCAGATAAGGTAGCGGATCACGATGACTATATGATGTTCACTGTCTATGAATATCAACCTCCTTTTCGTAAGGCAAATTGTATTGGTAAAGCAGGGGGAAACCTTTGGGGAAGCAGGTATTCTCAGTATGATACCACTGGTTTTGGTGGTGGAGAATTAAAAAATTCTCCATACAAAAATATGATTCTCTATATGCCAGAGGATATTAATGATTCGCACACTAGATCTTGGGCGGGAAAGGGAGTCAGCAATCTACAACGTGCTGGTTTGAGAGCATTTGGTGCTGGTCTAGATGCTGCTCCTGGTCTGATGAATAATCTGACTGCAGAGAATGTAGGTGCAGCTGCTCAGTCAATGTTACCGAAAGATGCTGCTCAGCAAGGTAAAGCTTTACTGAAACAAGTTGTTATCGAGCAAGCATCTGCTGCTGCTGGCGTTGATCCTAGCGTTGCGTTTGGTGGTGTGT